GATCATAAGAAAGTATCTTCCATTCATTAACCAGCAGGTTAATCGCTATCTTCAGATGATGGATTTCTATATTAACTTCCATCTTGATGAAGAATTTAAGGAAACTGTGAAGTCCCCTATACACGAAGATTTCTCGTATAGTTCCTTTAGCGAAGGTGAAAAGATGAGAATCGACCTTGCCCTACTCTTCACTTGGCGTGAAGTAGCGCGTCTCAAAAACTCTGTAAACACCAACCTGCTGATTATGGATGAGGTTTTTGATAGTTCACTAGATGGATTTGGAACTGATGAGTTTCTAAAAATTATCCGTTATGTTATCAAAGACGCCAACATTTTTGTCATCTCTCATAAACAAGATATGCGTGACAAATTTGAAAGTGTCATAATGTTCGATAAAGTTAAAGGATTTTCTCGTAGAGTATCTTCAGACAAGGAGGAGTAATGAACGTTCCAAACTGGCAGCATCATTCTAGAAAAGAACAAAAACCAACTCTTAAACCACAAGCAATGCGTGATAGGAGAACTGCATTACAACAACTTAAGAAAAAGTATAAGAACCGCCCAGACAAGGCGGTTTCGTCATATTATCAGACAATAAGAATGATAAATATATAAAAAGTGTTTATAGATGGATTCTTACGATAAGATAGAAGAACTATTACTTGCTGAAGGATATAGCAAAGAAGAAATTCCATCTATTATGGTTTCTTTAGTTGAGCAAGGAATTAATCCAACCCAGATATTTGCGTCTGGACTTGGAAATATGTTGTTTAATAAGACTAAAACCCAAGTAAAACCAAAGTTCACAACTACCCAACAAGTAGGTGGTCCGCTTGGTCAAACAAATGTTAAATCCATACGAGATCTTGGTGGATCAGTAGCACCTGATGGTTGGGGTGGTTTTGGAAAACAACCAACTCCTGCTGTAAAACAACCATTGAGACCAGGTGGTCAAACACCAGGACCTAATTTTAAAGTTAATAACACTCCAACTCCAAGAACACCAGTACCCTCCGTTTCTACTACACCCAAACCTCCGACACCTAAACCAAACTTATTTACAAGACTTAAAGGTCTAGCTACTCCTCAGAATCTTGTAAGGGGACTAAGGGGACTTGCAGGTGGTGCATTAACAACTGGCGCTCAAACTTTAGGATTGGAACTGGCAACAAAACTTGCTCAAAGTGCTGGAAGACCTGGTCAATCCAGGATGTCTAAGTTTGGTGCAAACTTCGGTGATGCACCAGTATATAATACTCCTTTGAGTCCTAATAATGTTGATAATGCAAAAGCAAGTGGTTATGTTCCTAATAGGGGAATTTCGGGGATAAGAGACAAAATTGAGAAATCTACACCTATAAGACCTCCAGCATCTACACCTCCAGCATCTACACCTCCAGCATCTACACTTCCAGCATCTACACCTCCAGCATCTACAACTCCAGCATCTAGACCAGTTGTAAAACAAAAACAAACTGGAAATAACGAAGTTGACTTGGCAACTTGGAGGCGGGCAAATCCAAGACTTGCTAAAGTTAATCAACTTAGAAAATCAGGTGCTTCAAGAGAATTAGTCAACAAAGTTTTGTATAAGAGGGATATGCAATCATCACCACAAACTAGACCACCTATGAGAGACGAACCTCTATTCTGAACCAATTTACAAACTGTCCACTAGGAGGTCTTAGGACCTCCTTTTTTTGTATAATAGGTCCATACGTAATTAACCAATGACCGTTCGTCACGAAATTAAATCCCAACTTGCTAAACTTTTGGCAACGGAAGATTTGGTTGTTGAGAATAAGTTAGTAGAAACTGCGTGTTTTAATGTTCATACTCGTGTATTGACTCTTCCAATGTGGGATAGAGCGAGTAGTTCTGTATATGATATGCTTGTTGGACACGAAGTTGGACACGCACTGTATACTCCTGATGTTGACTGGTTTCGAGAAAGAAATATTCCACCACAGTTTGTGAACGTAGTTGAAGACGTTCGTATTGAGAAGTTGATGAAGCGTCGTTATGCTGGTATTTCTAAAACTTTTTACCGTGGTTATCAAGAACTGGCAGAAAATGATTTCTTTCAAATTGAAAATGAAAATGTAGATGTAATGAACCTTGCTGATAAAGCAAACTTATATTTTAAGATTGGAAGTTTTATTAACATATCTTTTGATTCCGAAGAAAATAATCTTTGTGAAAAAATTGCAAACACTGAAACTTTTGATGATGTTCTTAATGTTGCCGAAGAACTTTATAACTTTTGTAAAAAGCAGCAAGAGATGAAAACTAAGACTGATGACTTGCAAATGCAAGGTGGTCAAGAAGGTGGAGAGGATCAAACTGAAATGTCAAATAATGAAGACTCTGGTCTTGATCAGGGTGATTTTGATAATACTGATGATTCTGATCAAATTGAATTTGAACCTTCTGGAAACAATGAATCATATGGTGGAACTGAGAACGATGATGAACCTGAAGTTTCTACAGTCAATAGTCTAGAGGAAGCAATCAAAAAACTTGCTCGTAATGATGGTAATGAGAATGTATATGTTGAAGTTCCTCAAATTAATTTGAATAAAGTTATTGTAGAGAACTCTGAAATTCATTCACGTTTTCTTGAATGGGATGAGTGGATGGATAATAACGATTTATATGAAGCAGATGTTTTTAATTTTGCTGATACTGATTTTGCAAAGTTCAAAAAATCAACTCAAAAAGAAGTTAATTATTTGGTAAAAGAGTTTGAGTGTAAAAAAGCAGCAGACTCTTATGCTCGTGCAACTACTGCTCGTACAGGTGTTTTGGATTGCTCTAAACTTCATACTTACAAGTATAGTGAAGATCTATTCAAAAAAGTAACTACTCTTGCTGATGGTAAAAATCATGGTCTTATATTTGTTTTAGATTGGAGTGGATCTATGGCAGATGTGATGATTGATACAATGAAACAACTTTTTAATCTAATGTGGTTCTGCAAAAAAGTATCAATTCCATTTGAGGTTTATGCCTTTACAAATGAATATCCCTTGGTTAATTATAAGGATGATGGAAGACCTGAAATAAAAGATCTTCCATACACAAAACGTGAAGGACTTCTTTATGTTCCTGAATGGTTTAGTATGATGAATATTTTTACTAGTAAAGTTAAAACCAATGTTATGGAAAGGCAGATGAAGAATTTCTTTCGTCTTGCTTGGGCTTACGGGCGGTATGGTCGATACCCAATTCCAACTGGTTTGAATCTTTCAGGAACACCTCTGAATGAATCGATTCTTTGTTTGCATCAAATCATTCCAGAATTTAAGAAAAGTAATAAATTACAAAAAGTTCACTGTGTTGTGATGACTGATGGTGAAGCACCACCTCTAAAATATCATCGTGAAATTCAACGTCACTGGGAACATGAACCCTTTATTGGTACTGCTACTCTGCACTATAATTCTTATCTCCGAGATCGTAAGACTGGAAATACGTATTCTCTTGATTGTGAGTGGTATGAATTTACTGATATATTTTTGAGAAATCTTCGGGATAAATTTAGTGACGTAAACTTTATTGGTATCCGTGTTCTTGAATCTAGAGATGCGAATAGTTTTATTCGTCGTTTTACTGGTTGGGGATCCAAAGAATTTGATACTGTTCAGCGCACCTGGAAAAAACAAAAATCATTTGCTATCCATAGTTCTGGATATCATACATATTTTGGACTTTCTAGTACTGGTCTTTCTTCTGACTCTGAGTTTGATGTTGATGATGGAGCATCTAAGGCAAAAATTAAATCTGCTTTTGCAAAAAGTTTGAAAAGTAAAAAAATGAATAAGAAAGTTTTGAGTGAGTTTATTGAACTCATCGCTTGAATAAATAAATGTATAGAAAAAATGTCTACAAATGAAACCTTCCCCGAAGAAACTAAAAGAGACTAAAGAAATCTATGAACAGGTTGTAACACACCTCATTGAGGAAGGTTATGCATCTGATACAGATTCCGCAGATTCCATTATTAACGGAATGAGCGAGCAGTGGTTTGAACTCATTACGGAGAGTAAATAGATGGAAAGACTTACTGGAAAGCAAGCACAATCAATGATGGAAGCTTTTGCTTCTGTTTATGAGGAGAAAGTAGAACCTACAGAAACTGAACAAGTTGAAGAAGGTGTGGTAGAAACTCTTAAGAAAGCTGTTAAAACTGTTATTGGTCCTGCTAACCAATCTCCTGAAGCAGAAGCAGCAAGAACGAATAAGCGTAGACCTCAAACAAAACAGGAAAAGGGTGTCGCTGCTGGAACTGTAAACAATGAAGATGTAGAAGTTGATCGTAATACTGTTGAGGAGGGAATGGGACGATTGTTATCAGGAGCACTTTTGAGAAAAGCTGCTGAAGCTGCTAAGAAGTCTAAGACTGAGAAACCTCCTACGAAAGAGGATGCAAAAGAAGATGCAGACCTCTTTGATATTATTAAAGGTCATTTGATTGATGAAGGTCTGTCTGAGGAGGAAGCACTCAAGAAGATGCTTACACTTACTGATGATGAGAGATCTGAAATTATTGAAGGATCATGTGATTCTAAAAACAAGAAAAAAATGAAAAAAGGAGGTTATTGAAATGAGTAAGTTTGGAAATCTATTGGGTGGCAAAAACCCAAACCCTACACCTGTACAACCAGTTGCACCTGCTCCTGAACCCGTTGTAGAAGAAGTTCTGTTTACTCCTGAAGAGGAAGTGCTTACTGAAGCAAGTCCTCTTGAAGAAATGAGTAAGAAAGAATTGGAGGATTATGGTAGAACACTTGGTGTCGAATTAGATAGAAGGCATAGTAAAGAATCCTTGATTGAAGAACTCAAAGGCGTTCAAGATTAGTAATCCACTTACATAACTGTCACAGGGGGTACTCCAAAGTGCCCCCTTTTTTAGTATAATTACTACAGTTGAAACAAACAAAGCAACCAATGTCCCTTTCTATCGATTATATCCTTACTTCTTTACAGGAACTTTACGGAGAGTCTGTAACGGGTGCTGATATTCGTGCTTGGTGTGCAATGAATGGATCTAACTATCAGACTGTGTCTAATAAATTGTCTGATTATAAAGTTAGTCGTGGTAAATGGAACTTGACTGTTCAAGAAAAACTTGAGCAAACTTACAATTCACCTCCCGCTTTACCTGCTATTGCACAAAATTTGATTCCTACGAAAGATGATACCTTCGTCAAGTTTGGTAACTTTGGTGATATTAAAAAAATTATTGAGTCCCGCGTATTTTATCCTACATTCATTACAGGTCTTTCAGGTAATGGTAAAACGCTTTCTGTTGAGCAAGCGTGTTCCCAACTTGGGAGAGAATTAATCCGTGTAAACATTACTATTGAAACTGATGAAGATGATCTTATTGGCGGTTTCCGCCTTGATAATGGTGCAACCGTCTGGCACAATGGCCCAGTCATTGAAGCCCTCCAGCGAGGAGCTATCTTGCTCCTTGACGAGATCGACCTTGCCAGTAATAAAATTCTCTGTCTCCAATCTATCCTTGAAGGAAAGGGAGTTTTCCTTAAAAAGATCGGACGGAGAGTTGACCCTGCAAGTGGATTCAACGTCATCGCCACAGCAAACACTAAGGGTAAAGGTAGCGACGATGGGAGATTCATTGGAACTAACGTGCTCAACGAAGCATTCCTTGAAAGATTCCCTGTAACTTTTGAGCAAGAATATCCTGCTCCTCAAATAGAACAAAAGATTTTGAATAAAATCTGTACGGATACTAATTTCTGTAAGCGTCTTTCTGATTGGGCAGATATTATCCGCAAAACCTTCTATGATGGTGGTATTGAAGAAATCATCAGTACTCGCCGCTTAGTTCATATTGTTCGAGCATATAGTATCTTCAATGACAAGGCAAAGGCAATTCAAGTTTGTGTAAATCGTTTTGATGATGAAACCAAACAAGCATTCCTTGAATTGTATGATAAGGTTGATGCAGACTTTGTGATGCCTGGAAATGATGAAAATTTAGAAGTTACTATTGACGGGGATTGCGGAAACTGATATAATGACTAATGCTTGGAGTTTACTTTACGATACTATGACTAAATCTCTTGGTGAAGATGTTTATGAGCAAATTTTGAAAGAGAACTATGACTGGGGTGATGATGGGTACAGCGTAACTGGTAACCCCGCACCACCATCTGGAGATACTATTATTCTTGGTGGCAATGATGATGGATGCATTAGCTTTGGTGCCGCACAACCTGTTCCCTATGATAGTTTTATGGGTATAGGGGAGGATACTATCTCTTTTGATTATGAACCAACTACAAATATGAATAGAAAATCTGAATCTAACAATAGACAGAAGTACAGTGAAGATGTAATTATCAAAGAACTGAAAGATTACATCACTAGAACATATGACCAGCACTATTCTGCTGGAGATGATAAGATTCAAACTCTGGATCTTATCGAAGCTTGTGGTGATGGTGAGGCATTCTGTCGCAGCAACATCCTCAAGTATGCGTCACGATATGATAAGAAAGGCACTGCCCGTCGTGACATTATGAAGATTCTGCACTATGCTGTACTTCTGATGCATTTTAATGACAAGAATGCAAATCGTGAAACTTATCCACAATGAAACTGAAACCACTCAATACTATGAAACTGTCTGATAACACTCTCACGGTACTAAAAAACTTTGCTGGAATTAACAATTCTATTCTGGTG